AATGACCACGAACCTCGTAAAGAAATGGAGAAAGAAGATTGGGCTAATTATCTTTCATACAAATTTTCTCAGGGCTGGTTGACTTCCAAAGAAGATATGGTAAAACAGATGAATAAGTTTAAGCATGTTCATCCTTCAACTAAGACTGCTGCAATCAACCGTGCAGTATCTAAAAATGGTGTGTATCAAGATTTTGTCATACGAGATTGGAAGGAAATTCAACAGTTTACTGACAATCCTGATAACTACACAACGGGGCATGTTTATACCTACAAGGGTAATAAAGACCCAAACCGTATGGAGTGCGGGTGGACTGTTAAAGAGGGTTATGAGCACGAATATCTCATGAACGCAATTAAGAAATACCATGATACACGAAACACCTCATACTTTATTAATTGGGTAAAAACTCCTAATGATAAAGCTCCCACAGCAACTGACAAGAGGGATATCATGACCAATAGCTATGATAAGTTGGAAACCGCATTGTTGTCTACTTTTGAATATTATCAAAAACATGGGACTTTCCCTTGGCGACAAGAAGCTTGGTTTCCCCAAGACAATAAATCAGGGGAAGATAAGTTTATTAAGATTAATGCTTGACATTCTGGGGGAGCTCCGGCTCCCCCTACTTTAAGGATATATAATACATGACAGATTTTTTAAAGAGTATAATTAAAGAAGTTGGGAATGAATATGCCTCAATAGTACATGACGGAGTAGAAGCTGGAGATGTTGACTCTTTTATTGATACTGGATCATATATTCTCAATGCTCTTCTTTCGGGTTCTCTTAATGGTGGGCTTGCATCAAATAAAATAACCGCTCTTGCAGGGGAATCTGCAACAGGTAAAACTTATTTTCTTATGGGAATTGTAAAGAACTTTCTCGACAAATACCCAAATGCTGGCGTTATATATTTTGAGAGTGAAAGTGCTATTACGAAACAGATGGTCATAGATCGTGGTATTGATGCTAAACGCATGGTTATGATGCCTGTTACTACCGTACAAGAATTTCGTACTCAGGCATTAAAAGTTCTGGACTCATATCTTATACAAAATGAAGCAGATAGAAAACCTCTGTTTCTATGTCTTGATTCTCTTGGTATGCTATCTACAACCAAAGAAGTAGAAGATACAGCAGAAGGTAAAGAGACAAGAGATATGACAAGAGCACAAGTTCTCAAAGCTGCATTTCGCGTATTGACTTTGAAACTAGGACGGGCCAAGGTTCCTATGGTAGTTACAAATCATACTTATGATGTCGTTGGTAGCATGTTTCCTCAAAAGGAAATGGGCGGTGGTTCTGGACTCAAATATGCAGCGTCTACTATTATATACCTTTCTAGAAAAAAAGAAAAGGATGGAACAGAAGTAATCGGTAATATTATTCATTGTAAGAATCATAAATCTCGTTTAACAAAAGAAAATAAAATAGTTGATGTTCGGTTGACATATGATAAAGGACTTGATAGATATTACGGCCTATTGGAACTTGCAGAGAAGTATGAAATTTTCAAGAAAGTGTCTACGAGATATGAACTTCCTGATGGTTCCAAACAATTTGGTAAGACTATTTTAAATAATCCGAAAACATATTTTACAGAAGAGGTTATGCACGATTTAGAAATAGCAGCAGAAACAGAATTTAAATATGCTAGAAGTGACTGAGAATTGATGTTTAATTGTGCTAAAATTTATACTGATGTTATTTCTGATTCAAAATGTCAAGAATTTGTTGATAGATTTGAATCTGATACAGAACATCAAGAAGTTCAAGATTGCGGCCGTGGAGCCACCCTAACACAAATAAATTTGTTACATTCGCCTGATACTATTTGGAAAGATGATGTAAATTTTTTGGTAAATGTTATTATGGAACATGTTGAACAATATAAAAAAGATTGTGATGTGCAACCTGTTCAGTGGCCAGAGAATTTTGGTGTAGAACCCCCTAAGATGAAAAGATATATGTCAGATACGACAGATGAGTTTCCTGACCATGTAGATGTGCTTGATTATAAAACTGCTAAAAGATTTTTAATTACGTTTGTTTATCTTAATGATAATGAAGGTGGTCGAACTAAATTTCTTATGAAGGGGGATGAACTTATATCTCCTTGCAAACGCGGTTCCTTGATAATGTTTCCTCCGTTTTGGCCGTGGATTCATGCAGCAGAAAAACCAATAAATGGGCCAAAATATATCGCAGGCACTTATTTGCACTATGTCTGATATAAAAAGTAAATATATGTTTGTTTCTCAAGCAGGGGCTCAATGGGCTTCTATTTGTATTAAAGGTGGAAAGTTTAATGGCGTGATATATAATTATGGAAAAGTGTCTGTTCCAGAAAAAGAAAATGATGATGGAACCTTGCCTTTTCAGTTTGAATATGATATAATAGATAATGTAGGAATATCAAGAGAAGAGTTTGGTGAAGACTTTTTTACTCTTATTGGTGATATTCTGGTAGATATTATAGATGAACAATTAAAGGGGAACAAACTCGGTTATGTCCCAGACCATTGAACGAACAGCTCTCACACAACTTGTAACTAACGAAGAATATGCTCGAAAAGTTCTTCCTTTTATGAAGGGAGATTATTTTTCTGATAAGATAGAAAGAACAGTACTTGAAGAGATAATAAAGTTTGTAGACAAATATAATAAGATTCCTACACAGACTTCTTTAGAGATTGAAGTACAAGGAAGAAAAGATTTAAACGAAGAAGAATATAAAAAAATTGTTGCGGTTATACAAACATTAAATTCTACTGATGTTGACTTTGATTGGTTGGTGGATACTACTGAACAATTTTGCAAAGATAAGGCGGTATACAATGCGATTGTGGAAGGCATTTCTATCATTGATGGGAAAGATAAGAACAGAGGCCCAGATTCTATTCCTAACATTCTTACAGACGCCCTTGCTGTGGGTTTTGATAATAGCGTTGGCCATGATTATTTGGTCGATTCAGAGTCTCGCTTTGATTACTATCACAAAATAGAGGAGAAGATTCCTTTTGATTTAGAATTTTTTAATAAAATAACTAAAGGTGGACTTCCTCCAAAGACGTTAAATATTGCGCTTGCTGGCACTGGTGTAGGTAAATCTTTGTTTATGTGTCATGTTGCAGCAAACTGTTTATCACAAGGTAAAAACGTACTTTATATAACTTTAGAGATGGCAGAAGAACGTATCGCAGAACGTATTGATGCAAACCTTATGAACATTTCTATGGAAGATTTACATGACTTACCCAAGCAGATGTTTGATAACAAGATTGCTAATATTATTAAATCAACTTCTGGTAAACTAATTGTTAAAGAATATCCAACAGCATCAGCTCACTCTGGACATTTTAGAGGACTGATTAAAGAACTTGCAATTAAGAAATCATTTAAGTCTGATATTATTTTTATAGATTATTTGAATATTTGTTCGTCAAGCAGATTTAAGGGAGCTACTAATGTCAATTCATACATGTATATCAAGGCCATTGCCGAGGAACTTAGGGGCCTTGCAGTTGAAACTAATGTTCCTATTATGTCGGCGACACAGACAACTAGGAGTGGATTTGTCTCAAGCGACATTGGTTTGGAAGATACATCAGAGAGTTTTGGGCTGCCTGCTACGGCTGATCTCATGTTTGCACTCATATCAAGTGAAGAACTCGATGAATTAAATCAGATTGCAGTAAAACAATTGAAGAATCGTTATAATGATCCCACTATTAATAAACGATTTGTGGTTGGATTGGACAGAGCAAAGATGAAACTTTTTGATATTAAATTATCTGAACAAAATAATATAGTAGATAGCGGTCAAGAAGATTTTGTAGAACCAGTATTTGACAAATCTGATTTTGGTGACGGCTGGCAAGTATAAACTGACAGTTATCAACATCTCTGTTATATAAATAGTTAAAACATTCGTATGCATGGAGAAATTGATGAGTTTGCAAAAATACGTTCGGCAAGTTAAACCCCGAAACGAATCCTATACACCCCCTGTAGAAAAAGTTCAAAAACTTTATTTATCTGAAGCAAAATCAACTGCCTCAACTTTGTTTGAGGGAGTTATTGCTGATTGTGCAAATTTGTCTGGTAAAGGTAGGAATGTTTTTAATAAAGAAATATTAAAACAGCCGTATGTATCAGAATTTTTACCCCTCGCAGATTCAATGAGCGGCGCAGCAGGAAAAACTGCTTTTGCAACTAAAGGTAAAACTGATAAAGAAAAATTAGATGTACTATGGAAATTCTCTCAAGTATGTAAAAAATCACTAGGTAGTAACAGAGTTGATGCTGGAGCTGGACAAAGTAAAAAGAAAGTTTCTGTGCCTTGGGTTGAAATGAGTGAAAAGAGAGGTGGTGTAGATACATCTAAAGCAGATATCATGGTTGGTTCTTTTCAAACATCAGTTAAAGGGCCCGCTGCACTATTAATGTCTGGCGAAAAAAAAGAAGCAAAAGCAACAGTCATATCTGCATTACAAACAACAAAAGTAAACGATAAAGTAAAACAAGGTCTTGTTGGACAGGTTGATAAATTTGTTGAAAGCACAAGAACAATAGGAGCAGAAGTTAATTCAACCACTCTTAAAAGAATGTCCGTAGACGATGCTAAAAAATCAGGTAACGAAGACGCAAAAGAAATAGTTGATAAACAAGATCAGACCAAAAAAGAAATAATTGATACTTTTAACAGAGCTTTTAAAAGTAAAGAAGTTTCAGATGCATTTTGTAGAGAGGCAATGACAGGTTATGAAAAATTTGGTGGTAAAGCATTTCCAGATAGAGGTGCTGGAGATTCCTCAGGCGAGGCAACTCATATGTTGATATGGGACTATAGAATGGACAGAATGAAATGGACAAAAATAGATAGTAAACTTATATCTGAAACAGCATCCAAAATGAAAATGGACACAACTTTGAAATCATCTTCGTATAAAGTAGGTGGTGACAAAGCAGGATATTCTTTTTGGCAAGCTTTAAAATTCGAGGTTAAAACTTATTTAGACGCAGAAGGTAATGTGGTAGCAAAAACAACAGAAGAACTTGAACACAATAGACAAATGTTATCAGAGGGTGTGATAAATGAGTTTAAATTTAAAGATGCTGTGAAAAAAATATACACAAAGGCAAAGGAAAAACTTGTAGGGTTTTTTAAATTACTAGTTGAAAAAATAAAACAAATTGTAGATATGGCAAAAGAGATTCTAAAGGGGAGTATTGATAAAATACTAAACTATTTTGAATTAGATGTAGATGTCAAAGTAAAAACTAAAGTGAGTTTTAAAGTCTAATGATATCCTTTACAGAACTCACAGAAGATAAGGGCGGTAAGAACCTTCATCTAGAACACCTAGAGGATGAAATCATCAACTATGGTGTAGATGGTGGACGAGCTGCACTTAACTTCCTACGTTCCCTAAGAGATATGATGGCTGGTGCTTCCAGAAGTTCTGTAAATATGACGGTTAAGTGGGATGGCGCTCCTGCTATCTTTGCTGGCATTGACCCAGAAGATGGTAAGTTCTTTGTCGCAAAGAAATCTGTTTTCAACGTAAGCCCCAAACTGTATAAAACAACAAAAGAAATTGATGCTGATTTATCTGGTGAACTTAATTCAAAATTTAGGATCGCACTTAAAGAACTTTCCAAGTTGGATATTAAGGGAGTTATTCAAGGCGATCTTATGTTTACGGATGATGTATCAAAAGAAACTATTGACGGCACCAAGTATTATACTTTTCAACCTAACACTATTGTTTATGCCATACCCATTGATAGCGCATTAGGAAAAATTATCAATAAAGCAAAGATTGGGGTTGTTTGGCACACAACATATTCTGGTGATGCATTACAAGATATGAAAGCATCTTTTGGCGTTAACATATCTAAACTAAACAAACCATCGTCTGTTTGGATGGATGATGCCACATATAAAGATACATCAGGTAAAGCAACATTTACTGAATCAGAAACAGAGAATATCACAGGAATATTATCACAAACTGGAAAGACATTCCAAAAAATTAATTCAGGCCAATTGAACTCATTTATTAAACTACAAGAAAGTATGACAGGGGCTCTTGCTGGTGCTTCTCTCAAGACATACAATAATAGCAAAGTTCGTGCTGGTGAGAAAATTAAAAACCCAAGACAACATGCACAAGGATATTTGAAGTGGGTTGAAATATCAATTCAAAAACAAATTGATACCGTCAAAACTCCTGCTAGTAAAAAGAAGTATGAAAATATTCAAAAGGAATATATAAGAGAATTTAGAAAATACACAAACAATTTAATACAAGTTATAACCTTTCAAAATTTGCTTGTTGATGCAAAGATGCAGATAGTCAAAAAACTAAATAGTATAAAGGGCTTGACTGATACATTCATCAAGACCAAAAATGGATTTAAGGTAACAAACCCCGAAGGGTATGTTGCTATTGATAGAGTAAGTGGTGGCGCTGTTAAACTTGTAGACCGTATGGAGTTCTCGTTTAACAACTTCAGTGCTATAAAGGCATGGGACAAATGAAGAAATTTAAAAAACTATACACAGAAGTTGCTTCTGTTGTACAACGAAGAAAACTTCAACGCCGCATGGCCAAGATGGCAAAATCTCCTGTTATTCAAATGAAAAAGAAGCGGGCTGCAATAAGAATGCGTAATCCTGCTAAAATTGCTCAACTTGCACGAAAGAAAACCATTCAATCATTTAGAAATAAATTTCATCCTGGCTATAAAGACATGTCACTTCAACAGAAAGTTAAGATTGACCAAGTAATAATGCAAAAATATGGTAAAAAGATTGATAAAATATCTAAAAAGGTTGCTAAAAAACTTCAGAAATTAGAAATCGAAAGAGTTAAAAAGGCTAAAGAGAGTATGAAAAATGCGTAAATTTAGAGATTTAGCTGAAGCTAAAGATACAATTGTATTTGGATTTGGTCGTTTTAATCCACCCACAACTGGGCATGAAAAGGTAATTCAAAAAACTGTTTCAGTTGCTGGTTCAAACCCATATCGCATATTTCCTTCTCATACACAAAATCCTAAAAAAGACCCTCTGCCACAAGCACTAAAGACTGCATACATGAGAAAGATGTTCAAGAAGTATGCAAGAAATATTGTTGTTACAAAATCAAGAAATGCAATAGAGATTGCTGTAGAATTATATGATCAAGGATATAAAAACCTTGTCATGGTAGTTGGTTCTGACAGAGTTAAAGTTTTTGATGCTATGCTTAAACAATATAATGGAGTAGAAGGTAAGGCACATGGTTACTATAAGTTTGACAGTATTAAGATTGTAAGTGCTGGACAACGTGACCCTGATGCCGAAGGTGTTGAAGGTATGTCTGCATCCAAGATGAGAGCTGCCGCAGCTGATGGAGATATGGATTCATTTTTAAAGGGTGTTCCTTCTGGATTTGCTGATGGTAAGAAACTTTATAGAGATGTTCGCAAATACATGGGTATTCGTGAAGATCGTGATATGGGAGATATGACAGATTTTGAAGCTGTTCGTGATGCATACCTTACAGGTAAGATTTGGAATGTGGGTGAAATAGTAGAATCAAATGGATTATCGGGTGAGGTAGTTCGTAAGGGTACAAATTATCTTTCATTTATGACAGAGGATGGTAAGGTTCATAAAGCATGGTTGCATGAAATTGAACTTGAGGAAATTGTAGAGGGGTTGTCCATTATAGTAAAAGACCCCAAAACTAAAAAGAAAATGCAACTTGCAGCTAATCAAAAAGTACAATGGAATGGTTCAAACTATGAAACTGATGGTGTTACAAAAAAGCAAGTTCTTGTATTGAGGGATGGTCGTAAAGAAGTAGTAATGACCAAACAACAAATTGAAATTGGTTTAAAGGATGGTTCTTTTAAAATAAAAGATTTGGGTAGAGTATGGCAACCAGAAGAACTTGGTGAACGTAACTATCGTAAGGAATACGATAATTATCAAGGTCAGCCAGAACAGATTGCGAGGCGTTCGTCAAGGAATAAAGCTCGTAGGATTATGGGTGATAAAACTAAGATAGGAATGGACGTAGGACATAAAGACAATGATCCTATGAACAATGACCCTAGCAATCTACGCAATGAAGACCCATCCAAGAATCGTAGAGAACCACGATTGCGAGAAGAAAAAATTCCCAATGATGATTTGAATTGGATTAAAACTGGCGGGATGGTTGGAAAAAAACGAAGATTTCCTAGTTATGTAGTTAAAAAAGAGGGAAACAAATATAAAGCTTATGATGAACAAAATAAGATGTCTTTTAAAGCAGGAGCTAATAGTTTAGAAGGTTTGGCAAAAATGCTGAAGCCTTATATAGAAAAGAGAACTGGTAGTTGGAAATTTGAAGAAGTTGAACTTGATGAATTGTGGTATGATAATCTTTGGGATAAGGTAAGTCAAACAAGATATCCCAAAGGTTGGGAAAATCTTCTAAAAACTTATGTTGATGGTATGGAAGACCCAGAACATAGAAAACATCCATCTGCATGGGCAGCAGAAGTTACTAGACATCATACTAAAACTGTGTCTGCTCGCGGTCTTGTTAAATATATTAATAAATTAATTGCTAAAGGAAAACTACCAAAAGAATTAAAAGCAGAATATGAAGTATCTGAAGTAAAATCTCCATTACAACGGTTAAAAGATTTTGATAAGTCTCGTACAGCTGTTGGGAAGAAACCCATTTTTAAAGATAAAAATACAAAAAAAGGACATAAACCAGTTAAAGAAGAGTGGGTTTTTAAAGATTTTGTAGATCAAATTCAAAAAGATAAACAAACAAAGAAACCTAAATAATAAAAAAGGGTTAAAAATATGACTAATTATTCAAAAACGATGGCAGAAGCACTCGCAGAAGTGCATAAAATTGTTGAAGCCACAATGAAAGATTCTCAAATCGCGCAACTCAAAAAAGCATATGAGCCCATGCGTGGTAAAAAGATTAGTACGGGCAATGCACAAAAATTATCAAAAATGATGGATAAGTTTGATGATAATAAGCAGTTGATGATTCAATTAGTAAAAGCAGATATTCCCTTTGTTAGTTCACTTGCTGTAACTCGACTTATTTCTAAGCACAATATGAAAGGTGCTGAAATAAACAAATTAAAAAAGGAAGAGGTGGAGTTCTGGGAAAGTTTAGAGGAGCATAAAGGTGATAAATCTCATAAGCATCCACACGATGAAGATGAACTTGATGAAGCAGTAAAAGAGTATGATGTAAAAATAAAAGTTGGAAGTAAAACCAACTCTTACAATATTATGTCTACAGATGAATTGAGTGCTGCTCAAAGTGTTCTTCATAGTATTATGGCAAGGAGTAGAACAGGTGGTTCGCCGGGAATGGCCGCTGTAAGAAAATCATTTCCCGATATGAAGTCATTAAATAAAAAGGGTGTTTCAGTTTCAATTAAAGAAGAGTCTGAACTTGATGAAGAAAAATCTGATTATACAATCGTAGCTATTAAAAATAAAAAGGTTGTAGATCAACAACACAGTATATCAAAATCAGAATTTAAAGATGCTATAAAATTATTTAAGAAAAATAATCCCGGCGCTAAAATTTCCATTGAGGATAAAGGTGGAAAAATTGTACATACAGAAGAAGCCGAGTTTGATGAGAGAGAGCTTACAGATACAGAGAAGAAGAGGCGTGAAGAAATTGCTCAAGATATGAATGATACTGATTTTAAAGATCGGTATGGTGATCGTTGGAAAGAAGTTAAGATGGCCGTTGCGACTAAG